ACACCGTTGCACTCGGTAAGTGCTGACATATTGGGTTAGAAATGAGTGATAACACGGCTCCGCAAGGAAGTGAATCGCTGAATGTGGAACAAGCTGCATCCGCATTTTTTGGGTTAATGGATTCTGAACCGAACGCCGAAGGCCAAGTCGAACAGAGTGCAGATTCAGAGAATGATGATGGCGTTGATTCCGAGTTGGTGGATTCTGAAGAAGGTGAAACAGAGCGCACAAGCACTTTTCGAGTCAAAGCGGCTGGAGAAGAACGCGAAGTAACTCTCGATCAACTTATTGAGGGCTACCAACTTGGGGCCGACTACACAAAGAAGACTCAAACGCTTAGTGAACAACGCCGCGCTGTGGAAGCAGAACGGTCGAAGATTGACGAAGCAAACAAGGTAAGAGATCAGTACGCCCAACGCTTGCAGATGATGGAACAATTCCTAACTCAGCAAACGAAGGGTGAGAATTTGGATGCTCTAAAGGAAAGTGACCCCATCGGGTATGCGGTTAAGGTAGCAGAAAAGCAGCAACGCAATGAACAACTTGCGGTCTTGAAGGCAGAACAACAACGCATTGCTCAACAGCAACAAGCGGAACACTCTGAGAAACTTCAAAGCCATATTGCTCAAGAAAGCCAAAAACTTTCTAGTTCTATACCCGGATACTCCGACCCAAAGGCTGGCGACCAAATCCGCAAGGATATTCGGGACTACGCCAAGTCGATAGGGTGGACTGACCAAGAGTTAGCCAATGTCTATGATTCTCGTGCTGTACTGAGTTTGTATCATGGCATGAAGTATTCCTCTTTGCAAAAGGGAAAGCCGGAGTTATCTAAAAGGGTAACCGAAGCACCCCGAATGATGAAAAGCGGAGTATCTGCGCCAAGAGACAATCAAGAACAGCACAAAAAAGCAGTAGCGCATTTGAAGAAGACCGGCAAAGTCCGAGATGCTGCAAGTGCGTTTGAACGGTTCGTTTAATTCAAGGATTCAATCATGGCAACTTATCAAACCTACACCTCCATTGGTCAACGGGAAGATCTTTCCGATGTTATCTACTCGATCTCACCAACGGAAACTCCATTTATGTCGTCCATTGGTAAGGGCAAAGCAACCGCTACCAATCACGAATGGCAAACGGATTCACTTGCCAGCGCAGTTTTAACGAACTACGCCGTAGAAGGGGACTCGGCATCTGATGCCACCATCGGCGTTACCACTCGCGTGGGCAACAAGACTCAGATCAGCCAAAAGACCGTGAAAATCTCCGGCACTTTGGAAGCTGTGGACAAAGCTGGTCGCAAGTCTGAAAAGGCTTACCAACTGGCTAAAGCCTCTGCTGAGATCAAGCGCGACATGGAAACCACTCTGTTGTCAAACCAAGCAAGCACGAACGGTACTTCTAGTGCTGCTCGTAAGTTGGGTGGTTTGCAAACATGGCTGGCGACTAACGGTGACTTTGGTACTGATGGTGTTGCTGGCGCAAGCGGCACGACTACTCGTACCAACGGCACTAACCGCACCTTCACCGAAACCATTTTGAAAACTGTGGTCAAAGAGGTGTATTCGTCTGGTGGCAATCCCAAAGTGTTGATGGTCAACCCTGCTCACAAGCAGTTGGTCTCTGCCTTTGCTGGTATTGCTGCACAGCGTTTCATGGCTCCCTCTGATGCTCCTACGACCATCATCGGTGCGGCAGATGTGTACCTCAGCGATTTCGGGACGATTTCTGTGGTTCCCAACAGGTTCATGTCCTCTACCAACACTTGCGATGAAGCTGCATTTGTGTTGGATACCGACATGGCCTCTATTGCCTATCTGCGCCCCTTCCAAACCAACGAGTTGGCTAAGACGGGTGATGCGGAAGTGACTCAATTGCTGGTGGAATACACCTTGCAAGTGAACAACGAAGCTGCCCACGGCATCATCGCTGACTTGACTCCCTAAGAGTGAATGCCCCCATGTTTAACCGCATGGGGGTTTTTCTATGAATCAGTTTCGTCAATCTGTTGCCCACGCCGATGGCGAAGGCGGCATCATCGTTGAAACACGCCAAGACATAACGGCAAACATCGAGCAAAATCTAAAGGAATTCAATTCCTATGATGAACGCGCAAGATGGTCGAATGATATGTTTGGCAATAAGGTTGCTTCAATTCCTTTAACAGTGATTGACGATCTAAACGCAAAAGGCATCATGAGAGGCTTTGCGGTAGTGGATGAAAAGAAATTCAAAGAATTCCTAAACAGTCCGGACAATCGTTTTTTCAGAACTAGACCGGGGCGAGTATGAGCATTGCGACATTCTCTGAACTAAGCACAGCGGTTGCCAACTATTTGGCCCGTAGTGACTTGACCGATCAGATTCCCGACTTCATTCGGTTTGCAGAACTGAGACTTCGCAGAGAACTCCGCATTCGGCAAATGCTCAAATCAGTTACCACCACTACGACTAGTGGGGATGGAACGGTAGAGATACCGTCAGACTTTCTTGAGGCTAGAGACTTCTATGTAACGGGGAACCCTCCGCAACCATTGACCTATCTGTCTCCATCGGTGTTTATCAGAAACACAGATTCTCATGTTCGCGGTAAACCGTTGAATTACACAATTTTGGCGACTGAGTTTCAGTTAGCACCAATGCCGGACAATGTATATACGGTTCAATTGCTGTATTACTCTGCTCCGACATTCCTATCAAGCGAAAATTCAAGTAATGCGTTTATGGCTAACGCTCCCGATGCTTTGCTTTATGCGGCATTGTTGGAGGCAGAACCATACATCATGAACGATGCACGAATTCAGACATGGGCGACTATGTATCAAAGGGCAATCGACACATTGGTTAGATCGGATGAATCTGCTCAATACTCGGGTGTTCCACTCGCAATGACTTTATCAAAGAGGTAAAAAATGGCTGCAATGTCTAACTATCTTGAGAATGCTCTAATCAATGAAGTTCTCCGCGCAACTGGCTACACAGCACCTACAACTGTCTATGTTGCACTGTTTACGAGTGACCCTACAGATGCTGGTAGTGGTACTGAGTGCACTGGTACAAGTTACGCTCGTCAGTCTGCTACTTTTGCTGCTCCCTCTAATGGTGCTTCTAGCACTAGTGCAGATATCAATTTCCCGCAAGCTGGTGGCTCATGGGGAACCCTCACTCACTTCGGTATCTTTGACGCTCTCACTAGCGGGAATCTGTTGGTACATGGTGCTTTGACCACTTCCAAGACAATCGACACGGGCGATGTGTTCAAAATCGCTAGTGGCTCACTGACTGTCACCTTTGCGTAATGGCAGATGTTTGTGGCCCATTCACGCTTGAACAGCTAGACCTATTCGGGAGCATTGATAGTCTAGCCTTCTCGCTTGATTCAACCGTTTGGTCGGATGCGAATACTTGCATCTTAGAAGCGGCGGCATCCGCATCGGGTGCAGGGTCAGTCAACGCAAGCCCAATAGCAGTATTGGTGGGGGCATCGTCTGTCAGTGGTGACGCACAAACACAGATTACTTACATTCGTGTAAGAAACTCTAGTTCATCTGTAAACAGTACCGCTACTTCATCATCCGGCTCACAAGTCACCTATGTATCGAGTGCATCGATTACGGGGCTTGCAACGGTCTCGGGTGACGGGACAAGGGTAAGGTTAGGCTCGGGTTCGATCAGTGGCATAGCAACCGTTTTAGCGGCTGGAACCGGCATTTTCTCAAGCGGTGCATCTGTATCCGGCTCTGCATCGATTGTTGGTGACGGGTTTAGGGTCAGAGAAGGTGCGGCTAGTTTGACCGGTGAGGCTACGGTCTCTGCGACTCCGATCAGAATCAGAACCTCAAGTGGTGACATAAACGGTACTGCTACGGTCTCGGCTCTCGGTGGGTTGGTCTCAAGTGCTGCGGGTATTCTGAATGGGATAGCTACTGTTTCGGCTACAGCAACAGCGACATTTCAAGCGCAGATGAGTGTTAGCGGGACAGTAACGATTTCTTGCATTGGCATCCGATTGGGTGACAATTGGTCAAATGTTGCGGCAGACACAAACACATGGACTGATGTGAGTGTTGGTGGGAACACATGGACAACCGTAACCGCTGACGCGAATACATGGACAGATGTGGGAACATCGGGAAATACATGGACAGACACTTCAACGGGTTCAAATGATTGGTTAAGGAATGGATGATGCCTACTCAAAGAATCGCATTAGGTGAATGGTTACCCGATCAACCGGGGTTGACGGGGGCATTGACTGTTGCAACAAACTGCTATCCGGTGACTGCGGGATACGGGGCTTTCCCATCTGAGGCCAACTTCTCGGCTGCGGCTGCGGAGGATTTGACCTCAATTATTTCTGCCAAAGACCAAAGCGGTACGACAAAACTGTTTGCTGCGGGGTTGAAAAAAATCTACGCTGTGGACTCTGTTGGGGCTTTGACGGGTGTGTTTAGCTTCACGGGTACTTATGCTCAAACCGGCACGACCACTCTGACGGTGACTTCCATTGCTCACAAGCTGAAAACCGGTGACTCTGTTTATTTGGACTTCACAAGCGGAACGGCTGTAGATGCTCAATTCACCGTGACAAAGATAACTGTGGATGTGTTTACTGTAATAACCACATCCGCGACCACTTCGGGCAATGTGACCATATCTTCAACTTCAACGGGATACAACACGGGGTCAACTGATAGGTTTCGGTTTACTCTGTTTGGGAATCAAGTAATTGGAACCAACTTCACCGAGAGACTTCAAGTCTATTCAACAGATGGCAGTTCGTCATTCAAGAACTTGTCAGACAGTGCGCCTATTGCTAAGTTCATCACTGTGGTGCGGGATTTCGTAGTTTGTGCCCATTTGGATGAGAGTGGCACGACTCGCCCATATCGGGTGCGGTGGTCAGCAATCAATGATGAGACCGATTGGGTTGAGAATGTAAACACTCAATCTGACTATCAAGATATTCCCGATGGTGGACACATCACGGGCATTCGCGGTGGTGAGTTTGGGATTATTCTCTTAGAGAAATCAATCTCTCGGATGAGTTACGCCGGTACACCGTTCATCTTCCAATTCGACAACATCTCGCGGGGTAAGGGCTGTATCGCTGCGGGGTCGGTTTGTCAGTTTCAAGGGCTAACCTTCTTCTTGTCAGACGATGGGTTTTATGTCTGTGATGGTCAGAAAGTCACGCCTATCGGGGCCGAGAAGATTGATCGATTCTTCTTCAATGATGCGAATTTGGACTTGACCACAATGTCAGCGGCGGCAGACCCAATCCGCAAGATGATTATGTGGAACTACCTATCGACTGATGGAACGAGAAAGCTGATTGTGTACAACTTCACGATTGGCAAATGGTCGTTGATGGAGACTACATCGGACTACATTTCAGACGCTTCGACTGCCTCTGTGACTGTTGAACAGTTAGATTCTGTGAATGCGTCCATTGATGCTCTGCCCGTGAGTTTGGATTCTGCTCTTTATGCCGGTGGAAAGTATTTCCTCGGCGGTACAGATGGGACACGGGTAATCACCTTCACCGGAGCAAACAAATCAGCGGTGCTTGAGACGGGCGACATTGATGCGGGACGCTCGATAGTGATGTTGGCTAGACCTTTGGTGGATAACGGCTCTGCGAATGTTTCTGTGGCCTCTCGGACGCTTCTAACGCAAAGTCTGTCATACAGCACAGCAACTGCGGCTGACACTGATAACCGAGTGTCTCTGAGAAGCTCGGGGAAATATCACAGACTGCGGATGCAACCAACTGGTGACAATTGGAAAACCGCTATTGGGTTGGACATTGATATTGTCCAGCAAGGAATCCGCTGATGTTTAGGATTCTGCCTTTTGCCGGAGGCGACCCGCGATCTGTTGCGGAAATCGTCAATGGCATCATGAACGGCAAGACCAACAATGTCGGGGTTATCACACTTGCAACCGGTGGGGCGACTACTACGACCATCACTGATAGACGCATTGGGCCGGACAGTATTCTTTTGCTGACTCCACTCACAGCGGCGGCAAATGTCGATTCTGTGCCCTATGGGGCGTTTCAAGACAGTACAGACCAAACAGCGGCAAACACTACGACTGCCTACGCGATAACCTTTGACACGACTGATTTCAGCAATGGGGTGACGCTATCAAACAGCAGTAGATTGAATGTGGCGAATGCGGGAATCTATAACATTCAATTCAGCATACAGTTTAAGAACACGACAAACGATTCTCAAGATGTGGATGTGTGGTTTCGCAAGAACGGGACTAACATTGACAAGTCAAATTCTCGGTTTGGTTTAGCCCCTAGACGATCTGCCGGAGACCCACATCACAGCATTGCAGCGTTAAATTTCTTTGTAGATTTGGCGGCAAGTGACTATGTAGAGATCATGTGGAGACCATCGGACACGGGCGTATCAATCGAGCATTACACGACAAGCACAACCCCAACCCGTCCCGCTGTGCCCTCTGTGATTGCTACATTAAGCTATATGAACACCTCATCATCGTTCAATGTGTATGTGAGTGCAAGGGGCAAGGGAACCGCAACGCTGACACATTTTGCAAACTCAACCGCTGACAAAACATTTGGATATGTAATTGTTGGCTGATACAATGACTCTAGTGGATGACCCCGCCGGAGTCCTTTAAATGAAAGGATAAGTCATGGCAACGCAAATGCAGACCTCTACTACTACCACAGCAGTAGACCCCACTATTCAGCCGTATCTCACTTATGGTCTGTCTGAGGCACGAAAGCAATACGAAGGCGGTGGCCCTCAGTTCTACCCCGGTCAAGGGTTTGTAGGCCCATCCACATCCACACAAACCGCACTTCAAGCCCTACAAGCAAGGGCAATGGCGGGGAACCCTCTGTTGTCTCAAGCGCAAGGCAATGTCAGTGGAATGTTGGCGGGTGACTATCTCGGCGGTAATCCATTCTTTCAAGGTGCATTCCAACCCGCAGCGACTGCGGCACAAACTGCATTCCAAAAGTCTATTGGTGACATTTCTTCCGCTGCATCAAAAGCCGGACGATATGGCTCGGGTGCGATGGGTGACCTTCAAAGTCAAGCGGCTGGAACCTTTGCACAGAAACTGTCTGACACTGCGGGAAAACTGTCATACGAGAATTACGCTCAAGAACGCCAAAACCAAATGAGGGCACTCGGTATGGCTCCGGGACTCGCAGAGGCCGACTATGGCGACATAAACAAGTTATTGGGTGCTGGTCAACTGGGGGAGGGTTATCAAACCTCTGCTTTGCAAGCTGATATGGCGCGGTATAACTTTGAGCAAAACGCACCTCAGAGAAACCTCACAAACTATCTGAATATGGTTTATGGGTTTCCTGCTGGCAAAACAACTAGCACAAATACACCGTACTACACGAACCCAACCGCTACGGCATTGGGAACGGGGTTGCTCGGACTAAATGTGTTCAACGCTGCTAATCAAGCATTTGGAGGCGGTTTGTCTAGAGGCATAAGAAGCGGGTGGGATTATTTGACGGGTGGGTTTGGTTCACCATCATCAAATGATTATGGGCAAGGCTATGATGTTTCATCTAGTGGTTATGGTAACTACGGAGCATACTGATGGCACTACTTGACATATTCGGCTCGACTCCTTCCTACTACGGTGGGCTATTGGGTGAGGACGAGTTAAATCGCGTCCGGCAACAAGCCCAACAGCAAGCACTGCAAAACACTGCATTGGCTCTTTTGCAAGCTGGCGCACCGAGCAGAACGCCGGGGAACGAAGCACTCGCCATCGCTCAAGGTCTACAAGGTGGTCAACAAGCCTACAGACAGACAATGCAAGAGGGCTTGCAAGACAAGATGCAGCAGATGCAGATTCAAGACTATCAGCGCAAACAGCAAGAGGCACAAGCGCAAAGAACTCGGCAACAGCAAATGCGTGAAATGTTCCCGCAAATCTTTACGCAGACTGTCACACCCGAACAGCAAACGATGTACGGCGAAGCGGCTCGGGTGGTTCGTGACGATGAAGGCAACTTGATGCCGGGGGCACAGATTACCCCTGCACAGCGTCAAATCTCTGTTGACCCCAATAAGCTACAAGCATTGGCGATGCTGTCCAACGACCCATTGGCGGCATATTCACAGATTGCCAAACTTGTGCCCGACTTGCGTAAAGCCGGTTTCATCGGTGGAATGCAGCAAGAAAACCCATTCACTATATTCTCAAAGGATGAGAGTATCCCTGCACCGTTACGCGCTGTGTCTGCTCAATA